GGCTTGTTTCGCTCCTGAAATCACCCGATAGCGACTATCGCAACTCGCAGATCGACGACATCGTTGAAGGTCTTTCTCCGTCCAAGAAGGCCAAGCTCGGTGCGTTAATTGTTAAGTACGACGAAATTAATGGCGAACGGTCTTCAGAGTTGACCGAGGCGAAGGCTGATTACGATGCGGTCATCTCCAAGTACAAGCAGGACAACGAGGAGGGGACGAAGGCCGCACTAGAGTCGGCCAATAAGACCTGGCAAAAGGTTTCCACCGATGCTCGCTCGCTCGAAATCTTTGAGCCGCGTGAGAACGATGAGGAGTGGAACACCGAGCTGAATGGCCGACTTAGCCTTGCCCAGCAAATCTTCAATGGTGAGAACAGCGAGGAGGATCTTGCCAAGGCCGCTCTTTGGGCTGCTGCCGCGCCGAAGTACCGCGAACTGCTCTATGCTCAGGTTGAGGTAAACAAGCGCCTGCAAGCCGAGCTATCGAAGTATCGAGGAAGCGAACCTGGCGTCACCTCGAAGGCGACATCTGGAGGTTATCGACCGGCAAATGCGAACGCCGCGAAGAGCGAGGATTTTGTTGCCAGCGTGATGAAATCGTTAGGGCGCTGACGCTACTCTCCAAAACAATTATCCCCCGATGGTTTTCATTACCACCGGGGGATTTTCGTTTAAATTACTTACCGCGATACGGTCCACTGCCGCTCGGAACCGGCTGCGGCTTCGGCTTAACCGGCGGCTTCGGAGGCGGAGACTGCTTGTAAGGTCCGCTGCCGGATGATCGGACAGCGGGAGAACCTTTATATGGTGCGTTATTGCTCATTCCTTTGGGAGTGCATACCAGCCCTCATGGATGGTAATACGGTTCTTACTACGCACCGTTTTGCCGCTGGCGTCAACAGTCCAAACCTTTGCCTCGACGCTCTCAGCGAGGCGTACAGGCTCACCGTGGGGGACGTAAATCACTCTGCTCGCGCAGCTCACGCTCATGCTCGCGCACACGATCAAGAAGACCGCGCTTAAGATCGGGTTGTTTCTTGGCGTCTTCACTCGTTGTGTCCCTGGTCGTCAGCGTGTGAAGCCAGATGACAAGCTTCATCACCAAGTCGGCCAAGAAGTTCATTCCGTCTGTTTGACGGGTGCGGCAGCGGCTGATTGCTTGTTCTTCCAGATCGACCATACAGCACCGAGCAGGGTGACAGTCGCGCCAGCAATCTCGGCAACCTGATCAGCGCTGGCCAACCCTTTGGCTACAAGGAAACCGCCGAGCGCGCTAAGACCGTGGCGGAGGAGGGATGAAATATTGGCGTTCATTTGTCGTTTTTGAGTTTGCGATAGAGTTCGACTGCTTTCACGGCGCATGTAAGAAGCGCGGCGACAGCACCCAATGCGAGCGATGCCGTCTTTAAGTTCGGGTCTGAGAACACCGCGCTTCCGAGTATGCCGATTGCTGGCCCACCAACTCCAACTGAGATGTCTCTAATGAAGTGTGAGTCAGTCATTGTAGCATCAGCTCAGGGCAACCCTGATGGAGTTTTCGTTGGAGTCAATGAACGGCACTCCAATCACACGTCCATCACCGTAGATCGAAGCCACCACCTGCGTCGGATCATCCTGCGGGATGACCTCGGCGGTGCTGACAACCATGTCACCGACAATGATGTTGGGGTTGACCTTGATCGGCGGGTCAAACTTAATGACCTCGTACTCAACAAACTGAATCTTGTTCTCGTTCATGTTAGGAAGCGATGGTGTAGAGGATGGTGAATTGCAGGGTGGCCGTGCTGGACGAGTTCACCCACAGATTGCCGGTGGTGCTGAACGGAGTGGCAATCGTGAGCTTCTGTCGGCCAGAAACAACTGATGCGCCGTTGACGATCTGGGTGCCGGCGGATGCGTTGCCGACGCTCACCGTAGCCGATCCGGTCGAGTTCACGATGATGTCCTCGATAACCGCATTGGTTGGGATAGCGAGCGTTCCGAGCATCTGCTGGTTGCCGTTGGTGCTGGTCGTCGCATAGAGAACCGCCATGCGCCTCGGCTGCGTGAACTCCACACCGTTGAACAGCGTACCGTGCAGCGCGTTGGTGCTGCGGTCGGTGGCTTGGTAGCCGGTGCCGATCGTGAAATCCAGATCGACGATTGCGCCGATGCGGGTGGCGGTAACAGCGCGAATGTAGAAAACATCCGTTCCATTTCCTGTTCCGACAAAGTTTTGATTTACACGGAGTGACGTATCACCTGTGACAACACCTTCAGCCGAAACATCGGTCCACGCATTTGTGACATTTAACCCGGTGACTACTGAAGCTAATCCAACGAATGCACGAAGCGTATTGATCTGCGTCTGTCCTGACGGAATGTAATAGCTGAAGTTAAGTCTGTAACGCTTTGAAGGAATGACAGTGGAGCTTCTACTCAAACCGTCCGCAGTATTTGCTCCAGAGCCAATCGTGTAGCGCAGGTTGTTATCCTGACCTCCAATACCGTCAATGTTGCCTGCGGCTGTTCCGTTAGTGGCGCTCCAACTATCCGCACCAGCCGAGAAGTCGCTGGTGTAAGCCGCCGTCTGACTTCCCCACTGATCCGCCGGATTCACGCCGGTGGTGATAAGCTCGACGACATCCGCAGCGGACAGAGCGCGGTTGAAGACGACGGAGCGGAAGATGCGGCCAGAGAAAACAGTTGCACTAGTAGTTCCAGCAGCACCAACAAGAGCAAAGTCGGACGCGACTGTTGCACTCCAAGCCGGAGGAGTTCCTGCAGTGGTTTCAGTGTATGCAGTATCAGCACCGTTGATGTAGATCTTCAGTGTAGATCCGGTGCGCGTGACAACAACATCGACAACCTGACCAACATAAGCGGTAACAAAGCCTGAAATTGTAGCAGTTCTGCTATCGCTTGTCGTAGAACCATAAAGCTGAACAAGAAATGCCCCTAAATTATCCACCAAAGTTCTAAAACCATTTGCGACTGAAATTGTGTTATTTGCGCTACTGAGTCCAATCACAGCAAAGTTTTGCGCTCCACTAGTTGCAGGCACTCGAAACCGGCTCCACAAGCTAAAGTCGCCAGTGCCAATGGCCTGACACGCAGAAGCAATCCGCGTCGCAGTCGTCGCCCCATCGAACGTCACCGCAGCGTAGTCGCTGGCAGCGGCGCGGACGGCGGAGGGGAACTCGCCCTGACGAGCGGTGAGCTGGGCGTTAATCGTCGAGGTGTCGGTCTGAGCGTCGCCGAGGGTCGTGTTGCCGCTAAGAATTAGATTAACAAGCGACAGCGTGTCCGTCGTCTTGTTGTACGTCATTCCAGCGTCACCAGCCAGATTGCTTCCGCCATCATTGAAGATGACCTGAGTGCTGGCTCCAGGTAGGCCAGCGCCTCCGCCAAGCGCAGCGTACAACTCGGTAAAGTTGCTGTTCGTGTACTGGAAAGCCGTACGCAGCGGCGTTCCCGTCCCGTCATTAGCGGATGCTCCGACATTGATGGTTTGCTGTGACATATCTGTTGTTTAGTACTGAGTTTGATCTGCCGTAATTCCGGTGAAATCGGCGGTGATTCCGGTGATGTCCGCAGTCAGCGGAAACCCGCCAGCCCCTCCGGTAGCTTCAGAAATCCGATTCAATAGAGCCAGTTCAAGCATGTCCATTTCCCACGGAGAACGGCAGCCGCTTGCAGAGACTTCGGCAATTAGCTGCGCCGTTTCAACGCATGTAAGTGGGGTGGTTTCGGACATACTCTTTTTAGACGATGAACCAAGCGGTTCCGTTGCTCACAAAACGGACATAAGCCCACTGAGAAGAAAGCACGTTCGTCGCGGCACCGTCGATGGTTTCAGATCCGAATGGATCGACCGTCACATTGTTCGCACCGGCATTCACACGCTTCACAACGAAAACGCGGCCATTGGCCGTAGCAGCCGGAGGCAGCGTAATCGTCACCGCTCCAGCCGTTGAGTTGGCCAGAATGATCGAATCGGTCGTGAGAATCGCTCCAGACGTAGTAACCGAGCGAGTCACGCTGTAAGATGCGGCATTGGACGCAGCCGTTCCGGTTCCATCGGCAATACGATTGAGAAGCGCCAGTTTGGCCATCTCACGCTCCCACGGTGCGCGACATCCGAGCGGACTAACCTCGCTCAGCAGCGTTGCTGTTTCTGCACAGGTAATGTCGGACATACGCTTTTAGAATTTAGGCCATCGGACCAGAACCACGGCGCATCACCTCAGCGATGAAACCCTCCCCGCCACCGCCCTCCGCAACCTCCTCCTCGTACTCCTCCTCATCCTCTCCGCGCTCGGCCATCTTCTTGCCCTTCGACTTCTTACTCTCGTAGCCTGGGATGACCATGCCATCAATCTCGATGACCTCAGCCTTGCCGCCCTTGCCAAGAACGATAGTCGCCATCGTCTGGAAAGCCTCGCCTTCCTTCAGATTCTCGGGGATTTCAACGCCTTCGGGGATGGTAAATACCGGCATACGGGGAGCATCACTTTGTGGGCATTAGTGTCAAGAGGCTAATGCGAGGGTGGGAGCTTATCGCTCTTCATCATATTTTCTAGCGCCTCAAGCGGTTGCAGATTCGTCCAATGACTCAACCCCATTACCTCCTCAGGCGTCGTTCCACTGGCCAATGGAATGCGATGATCGACATGCCAATGACTTCCGTAATTCTCCCAGGTCATTCCCGGCTTGAACTGCTTCTCCAGATGAGAGCGCAAGAAATCAGGCGTACATCCAACAATCTCGAACGTGGCCGACCGTCGTGTTTTCTTGCTGCCGAGATACGCGCGGACTGAGCCGCGAATGGCGTCTTTGAGGCGAAACAGAGGGTCGTTTCTGCGGCGTTCGCGGAGTTTGTCGTTCAGTTTCTGACGATTGGCTTGCGAGTATTTTCTGCTCCATCGACGCGCTCGTTCTCGGTTGGCGGCGCGGTATTCGTTCTGCTTTTTCTTCAGGTGTTCAGCGTTTTTTTTCTGATACTCGCTGTGCTTCTTTGACACCTCTTCCTTGTTTTCTCGGTAATACCTAAGTGACTTTTCTTTGTAATACTCTCGATTTAGTTGATATTTCTCGGCCTGCTTCACTCGGATCGTCTCCGCGTTCTCAGCGTTGTACTTGGCCAGCTTCTCCTTCTCGTTGGCCACCTTCTCCGCGAATCGTTCGGGCGTTAGCCACTGATATCGCTTGTTTCCACCCTTGTCCTTCCAGGTGTAACCCCAGCAGACAAGCCCATCCTCGCGTACGTCGCCACGTTTTGGTTCGTTTACCATGACTCGCAAAAGTTAGCATGAGCATGGCATCTGGCAAATAAAAAATCCGCAAGCCTTTCGACCTGCGGATTCTCGCGTATTTACGAGGTTTTTACGAGCAGATGATGGTAGTCAACGCGCCAGTGCATCGGCGGAAGATGATCGTCATACCCTGATTCGTGAAAACGGGTTCACTCGCGTGAACGAACTCAGCGTAATGCTGACCCTTCTTCTCCAACGGATCGGCGCAATCCACATCGAGCTTGTAGGCACCAGTCACCCACTGCCACTCGCCCATGTAGTTGGTCGGCATCCAGCTCAAGTCGCCAACGCGGTTCACAGGACGCACGATGTGAGACTTGAAGACGTACGGGGTAACGATGAACGCGGCCTCGAACGGAGCGGTCGTCCAGCTCGGGTTGACGCTGAACACCGTACCCTTGGTGCCGCTGGAGCTGGTGAACGGCTGAACCAGCGTGTACTTGCCACCAGCGTAGGTGAAGCGGGGCGGGAACAGATTCGGCACATGCCGGAAGTTCTTTATGACCCGATTCGCGCCGATGCGCTTGAGCAACTGCGCGCCTTCGCCCTGACCCATGTCGGCCTGACGCAGATCCTCACGGAACGCGGGGTTGTTCTGAGCGATGCGCTGCGAAGCCTCCAAGCCGATGTACAACGGGAAGATCGGACCATCGCTGGAGTAGCTGATGAAGCCGGAACTATCAGGATTCGTCGCGCCGTTACGGATCAGCGTGGCGGCGGCGACATCGAGCATCTCCTGAGTCAGCTCGGAGGTGGACTGATTGAGCGCCTGACCAGCGGAACCAGCCTGAATCCAGGGGAACTCATTCACGCCAGACGGAATCGTCTCAACCTGAGTGAAGGACGAGTCGGCCACAGCCTTGATGGCAAACTTGGCGAAGGTGTTCTGGTAACGAGTCTCCCAAGAACGCTGAGCGCGGATCGAGAGCTTCTCCAAGTACACGCGCAAGAACGCCTCGACGCGATGATCGAAGGTTAGATCGTCCTTACACAGGAGCGGACCTTTGAGGGCGAAACGCTCAGGACTCCAGGTGACGGCATTGTAGCCGACCGGAACCTCGCTATAGGTGACATCGCAAGCGCCACCGTTATCACCAGGATTACCGCTGGCGAGCGTAATGGCCGACCACTCCTCAGCCGCAGTTGGCTCAATGGAGGTGGTGGTGAACGAGGTCTGGGTCAAACCCGTACCCTGAGGATACTCGCCGCGCTCAATCATGTTGAGCCACATCGAGCGGTACGAGGCGCGTTTATAAACGTCCTGAGCGAGCGACTCGGTAGCCACCGCAAAGGCGTTGAAGACATTAGGA